AACCAAGGACGGGATCAATGACAATCCCATAGTTCCGACTGCAAGACTGGCTTTTACAGAACCCTTGATTGCTCCCCCAACGATTCCAGACGAACCTTTAGCCTTACGAGCTCCATTTATACGATAAGTTCGGTGGTATCTGTCAATTTCAAGCGGCCCGACTTTATCCGTTTTTCTGCTTACAGCAGCAGGAGACGGAGAAGCTGGCTTTTTGACCGGCTGAGGTTGTTCAGCCGGTTCTTGGTTAGCGATGGAAAAACCGCAATTCGGGCAAAATTTGTAGCCCTCTACGGGATTGCCACATTCAGGACAAAATTTCATATTGACCTCCAATTTATCTTCTTAATTATCCTATCAATTCGTAATATTCATCAATGACCATCAATTCGTCTGTGACTGTTCTAAGCTCATGTTTTTGCATGAAATGAAGATAGTTGAATGATTGATGATCATCTGATAGTGCGAGTTCTTCTTCTAGTAGTTTATGGATCATGTGCCTATTGGCTTCATTCTCGCATCTAGTGTGGTTGTTTTGATATAGTGCGGTAGAATGTTCCAGATGTCCTAATTCGTGGTATATGACCCGTTTTTGTGCGTTTTCGGATAGCTCACGGTTTATAAAAATGATATTGATTTCTTTGATGTAGCATCCTGGTCTGTGCCAGAGTTCGTTATCAAAATAAGCTAGAGTGACACCGTGCGAGTCTACCAACTCTTCAATAGTCATAAGCTATCTACCTCTCAAATAAATCTCAATGATGTTCTGGATGGCATCGATGTCTTCCTCTGTAAGCGGCTTTCCATCGAAGGTCTTGGCATTCTCTGCCATTTTTCGGAGGTCGTCCGATGTATATCCTGCGATTGTATCATCCTTTGCAATAGCAGGATTATCCGTGCGACCAAGCAGGTAGTCGGTGGACACGTTGAAGTAGTCGGCGATTTCTGAAATTCGTTCAGTGGATGGTTTTGAATTTTTTAGATTGTAAATAGTATTTCTACTATAACCAAGTTTTTCTTCCAATAAATTTATTGAAAGGCCTTGCTTTTTGGCAAGTTCTTTTATTCTGTCAAATGTCTGAAACATTGATTTATCAACCTTTCTAAGAACATGACAAAAAATATTTAATATTTCTCATTAAAACGCTTGACAAAGTTAATGCGAAGTATTAAAATAGTTTTTGTAAGTTAATGAGTTAGCGAAAAACGAAGTAAAACTTATCTAAAAATAAAATAGCTTTGGCGAGCGAATAAGTTGATAGATATAGGGTTTTATCAAGGTTTTTAATTATGCTTTCATTTTAATACTATACATTAATTTTGTCAAGTATTTTATAAAATTTCTAACTCATTTTCTTACTTTTGGAGAAAGGAGGAAGATGAATGTCAAATAAAGAAGCGTCTCCGGTATCTTTAGAGAATCTAAAAAACGATATTCAAAGATTTGTTGAGAAGGTCGCTGATGAAGCTATTCAACAATCTGAGACATATTCGCAAGCAATTTTGCTAGTTTCGAAAAACACTAGTTTTTCAGAGCATGGCTTAGCGATGGCAAAAGCTATCCAAGACGAAATCACGAAGCGCGCCTTGAATAGCAGAACAAAAAATGAGCCTATCTCTATACAGATAGACTCAGAAGAATTCATGCATCTTAGCTATGAAGCCATTCATGATATTTCTCAAGCAACTCTATAGTAGTTATTGTAGAAATCAAACAACCGACCATCCCAAGCTGCAATCCGTCTGTATGGTCGATTTGCTTAGTAGCTTCATTAGCTTTGGCAGCAATAGCTTGCATATCTTCGTCTGTTAAAGATTCTCGAAAATCTTTAAAGGATTTCATATAATCACCTCCTCTCTAATTTCATTATAGCAGAAAGCGAGGAGAGAAAAAGAAAAGAAAGGAGAGAAATATGCCAAATATGGATGGTGGGCGTCAAAAAATCAGAGATTATCTGAAAGAGCATAATTTGACGATGGCGACGCTAGCAGTACAGTATAGCATGACTCGTCAGGATGTAACGAATATCCTGAATGGAAAATTAAAAAATCCACAAGCGAATCAGTTCATCGCTCGTGTGATTGAAGATTTTAAAATTCGGTAGAAATTGAATTGAGTGGGAGGAAGATATATGCCAAGACCGAAACATTGGCCATATGTTGCTAAAAAAAGCAAAGGAAGGCCACGATTAAGCAGCTTGTCCTTACGTGACAATAAATTGATTTTGGATTCCAAGGAATTAACAGGGGTAAAAAATTATGAATTAAAAAAACTAGAAACAACGACAAGATTTTCTGAATTAAAAATTACTTTACTTGTTAAGTTGGTCTGAAATGACTTTTGAAATGACTTCTACAGAGATGTCTTTTAAAACATTCAATGAAAACGAGCCTACTTTTGAAGCTATACTCTTAGTCTTATTCCAATTTGTATCTTGTCTAATATTGGCCAGAAATTCGTGTGCTTCTGGAGATAAGTCGATAATGATTGCGGATAAGTCAAAAGTGTAAGATACTTCTCCGATAAAAAATCCTGCGTGATCTGCTTGGCGAATATGGTAAAAGACCGTATCTACCCCATATTTATTAAATAAAGGTTCGTCCTCTTCTTCGCTGTAGATCACAACGTTATCGAATGTAGATTTTGCTTCAACATCAAGTAATAGGTCACGGATGCAATCGGGATTTAATTTCATTAGAATTACCTCGTTTTTGATTTTATTATACCAAATTTAGAAAGGAATTAGAGAGTGAGCGAAGTAACATTGTCAGAAAATCTTAGTCGGATTGATCTAGAAGTCAAGCGATTTCTAACTGTTCCTTTAAGATTAAAAATTTTACGAGAATGTTTGTTGTATCTATTCTTCAAAATGGCCAATGATACGGCAGACATAACAGTAGAAAAATCAACCGTACATTCTAGCGATGGAATGAGCAAGACAGTCTATACAGTAACTGTATGCGACTAAATAAAAAGCACCTAACGAGAGTCAGGCGCTTATCAATAAAAAACTAACTAAATTATATCACAGAAAGAGAGGAAATAGCAATGGCTTTGGAACTTTTTGGTGAAGATTTCAAAAATGAATTATTCCATGATCTTGTGAAGATTAACGTCGAGGCTTTGAAAGAGGCTAAAAGACAAGTCTCAAGACAAATCAGCATGGTCCCAATTAAGGAAGTCATGCAAGCTACTGGATGGGGCAGAAAGCGAATCGAGGATTTTCGAGATCAAGGCAAGTTCAGCTATCAACAGAATGTAAAAGGTGGTAAGTGCTTGTACGACTTGAATGATGTACTACGATTTCAAAGCCAGTTAGCAAAGAGAGGATAGTATGAACCTACTAGCAAGAATTAAAAACTACTTTTCGGAAGAGGTCGAAGAAACCAATCTGGACTGGAGAGTGGTCGCTTTGGATCTCAATCAATCACTGATTGAATCACAAGAAAAACTTCAAAATGCGAATCAAGAGATTTACGACTTGAAGCGGGAGCTTGCTGCCTACAAGTACAAAGAAAACTTTGATATCAAGGCTAGACTGCAAGGAGAAATGTAGATGTACATTATATCGATTTATGTCAAGAATACTGAAACCAGGAACGAGGATTTCAGTATTATCGGAAGAGACTTTTTGCCAATCGGTGAACAAGATTATTCGGCTACTGTTTTCGAGACGAAAGAAGAAGCTATTGCTTATTTGAAATCAGCTTCATACGAAGCTGCTGGAGTTTATGGCAATGACTGGGAATTTCAAGATAAGACTTCTTCTGGAGTAGAATCCCGTTGTCGAATTTGGAAAATCGGAGAATGAAGAAAACAATTGAAATTTTAAAGGAGAATGCAAAATGATGGAGTACATTTACCTGTTAACAATCGTAGGGATTGGACTATGGTCGCTAGTAAATACGCTGGATGACCATGCTGAAATGAAAAAACAAGATAGTCAGCGAATAGCTAACAATGTCGCACGCATGAACCTGAGGAACTCAGACAAGCAATTTACTTATGATGTAG